TAATAAACGTCTGGTTGATTTATCTAAACGAGATGTTAAACCTTAACAAGCCAATGAGTGAAAGCCAAGTGAAACTATGCTCTAGCATGATCCTTGATGAATTTTATGCATTAAAGATTAGTGATCTTACTATTCTATTCAAAAGAATTATTTCTGGTCAGTATGGTGAGTTTTATGAAAGACTCAGCATAGATAAAGTAATGACATTCTTTAGACAATACTTTGAGGAGAGATGTAAGTTAGCAGAAGAAAACAATAACAGAAAACATCAAGAATATAAATATGATTAAAAGATATTATGTAGAGAGTGAATGCTGTAAAGAACCTATACTATGGAGCTTAGAAACAAGTGATGGTCAAGGCATTTGCACTAAGTGTTCTAAATGGTCTAAAGTTGTTAACTGTAAGCCTGTAGATTACTAATACTTAATTAATTAGCTCACACACAAACCTTATATTATATTTGTAGCTTCTTAAAGTGATACTGCTGCCCAAACCCCACAGGCAGATGTATAGCAAAAAATATCAAGTAAGGAATAAATATCGAGCTGTCAAGCAGACTTATAACGGTAGGTCATACCACAGCAAGAAAGAAGCTGCCTATGCTCAAGAATTAGACTGGAGATTAAAGGCAGGAGAGATCACAGAGATTATTCCACAATACCCCCTAAGACTTTATGTAAACGATAAAAAGATATGCAACTACTTTATTGATTTTAAAGTAGTCTATCCTGATGATAGTGTAGAGTTAATAGAAGTAAAAGGATTTGAAACAGATGTCTGGAGGTTAAAATGGAAGCTTACTCAAGCTTTGTTAGATGAAATAGAACCGAATGCAACGCTAACTCTAGTTAAATGACAGTATCTCAGGCGGTAAATTATATAGCAAAGTATCATCAAGAATGGGTAAAGTATGTGCAAAAAGAATCATTAAATAAAAAACAATCTAAATATGCTGAGGATGTAGTACAGAATTGCTACATAAAAATATTAGAAAGTAAAACATTCGACATTACTAAATTATTCAATAAAGAAAACAAACTAAATAAATCTTATGTCTTGAAAATATTAAGAAACATTTTAATAAATGACATAAAGAAAAGAAGGATAGAAACAATAACGAATTATAACTGGGAGACATTACATCATGCTGTCCCAGACAAAGACAATAAAGAAGAGCTGTTAAACAAAATGGAATCAACAATAGAAAACATGTATTGGTTTGATAAAAAGCTTCTACAGCTATATGTATATAAGATTCCAAGCATTAGAAAAATATCTAAGGAAACTAAGATAGGAACTAAGGCAATCTTTAGAACGCTAAAAAAATGCAAGAACATAATAAGAACAGAATTAAATGAGTACAAAAAAGCATCCTAAAGGATTAGGAGACACCATAGAATCAATCACAGAAGCAACTGGCATAAAGAAGCTAGTGAAATGGGCATTTGGTGAAGACTGTGGCTGTAGTGAAAGGAAAACTAAGCTAAATAAGATGTTTCCTTATAAAACAGAATGTCTTGTAGAGCAGGAGTATAAATATCTGCAAATGTTTTTTAATAGATCAAACAAGAATCAAGTAACAGACATAGAGCAAAGAGAACTATTAAAAATATACAATAGAGTCTTTAACGTAAATAAACAAAGAACAAGCTGTGGTAGCTGTCTAAGATCAACAGTAAAAGAGCTAGACAAACTGTTCAAAGAATATAAAAGTGAATAGCATAACTATTACATCTAAAGTAGATCAAGGAAAGCTAGTGAGAAACAAAGGCAAAATAACAAACGCAATAAAGCACTTTGAAGGCAAAGACGTAGAGCTAGTAATAAGAAAGAAAAAGAGACATAGAACCACACCACAGAATGCCTACTACTTTGGAGTAATAATACCAATAACAATAAATGCTATTAATGATGAATGGGGAGAGATATGGGGAGTAGACAAAACACATGACTTCTACAAACAAATGTTTCTCTATGAAGAAAAAGTAAATGAACAAACAAGCGAAGTAATAAAGATACCTAAATCAAGCACAGAGAATACAACAATAGAACAAGAGGAGTTTCATCTACAATGTAAAGAGTTCCTAAAAGAATGGTTTAATGTAGATGTGCCTCTACCAAATGAAGGTATAAATTTTGATTAATCAAGTTTTTTCAAGTTATGAGTAAACACGGAGGTAAAAGAATAGGATCAGGCAGAAAGTCTAAAGCACAAGAGCAACAGCTTATAGAGAAGCTAGATAATATAATCAATGAGGAGGATGTTATTAAAGAACTAGGACACTTAATAGCTAAGGGTGATTTAAGAGCCATACAGCTTTATTTAAACTATAGAAGAGGTAGACCAAAAGAAACATTAGATGTGAACTCTAGCGAAGGGTTTAACATCGACTTTAAAGAATTAATAGGTGCAGTCAAAAGTCAAGATAAATCCTAAGTTTCTTCCCTATGATGAAACAGACTCAAGATACTATCTATATACAGGAGGTAGAGGAAGTGGGAAATCATTCGGAGTAACAATAGGCTTACTTTATTTAACCTTTGAAGCAGGACACACAATCCTCTTCACTAGATATACATTAAGATCAGCAGCAATATCTATTATTCCAGAGTTCAAAGAAAAGATTGAGCTTATGGGTTATGAAAGCTATTTCCATATAACAAAAGATGAAATCATAAACAAAGCTTCTAAGAGCAAGATATTATTTAGAGGTATCAAAACATCATCAGGAGACCAAACAGCAAACCTAAAATCTCTGCAAGGAATTAGCTGTTGGTGTATGGATGAAGCAGAGGAGCTAGTAGATGAAAGCATATTTGATAAAATAGACTTATCTGTAAGACAAAAAGGAGTAGACAATAGAATCATATTAATCCTCAACCCTAGAACCAAAGAGCATTGGATTTATGAAAGGTTCTTTGAAAGCATGGGTGTAGAAGCAGGAACAAATACAATAAAAGACAATGTCTGCTATATACATTCCACATACAAAGACAATGAAGATAATTTATCTAGCAGTTACTTAGAAAGGATTAAACAAATTAAAGAGCATAGACCACAGAAATATAAGCATGAGATATTAGGAGGATGGCTAGACAAAGCTGAGGGGGTTATATATACCAACTGGAGCTTAGGAAAGTTTCAAGAAATAGGAAAGGTAGTGTATGGTCAAGACTTTGGGTTTTCTAACGATCCAACAACTCTAGTTAAAACAAGCATAGACAAAAACAACAAGAAGATATACATAAAAGAATGCTATTATAAAACACATCTAACTACTTCACAAATAGCACACCTCAACCAAAAGTTTGCAGACAGAGATTTAATAGTTGCAGATAGTGCAGAGCCTAGACTAATTAAAGAACTATCTAGAGATTGCTCTATAGTTCCTGCAATAAAAGGTCAAGGAAGTATTACATACGGCATAAGTCTATTACAAGACTATGACTTAGTTATTGATCCACAAAGCATTGAGATAGTCAAAGAGCTTAACAACTATTGTTGGCTAGAAAAGAAGTCTCAAACACCTATAGATAAATACAATCATTTGTTAGATGCATTGCGTTATGCAATAAGCTATCAACTAGAGAATCCACACAAAGGAGAGTATTATATCTACTAGGGAATACAGTTATAAATTTTGTTGTATATATAGTATGAAACTTAATATTTCAGTCCCTAATTCTTTAAACGAAATAACGCTTGAGCAGTATCAAGCTTTTGTTAAAGAGTCAGACAAAAAATTATCACAGGAAATGCTATCACAAAAGATGATAGAGATATTCTGTAATCTAAGACTACCAGAAGTAGCAAAGATTAAATACAGTTCCTTAAACCAAATAACAACTAAGCTTAATAGCTTATTTGAGAAAAAACCTACGTTCATTCAAAGATTTAAAATGAAAGGTGTGGAATATGGATTTCACCCTAAGTTAGAAGACATGAGTCTAGGTGAGTATATAGACCTCGACAATACGTTTACTAATTGGGATACCATGCATCAGGCTATGGCAGTTTTATATAGACCTATTGAGCAAAGGCTAGGGCATAAATATCTTATACAAGATTACGAAGGATATAGTAAATCAGACATGAGAGACATGCCAATTAATGTAGTATTAGGCTGTATGGTTTTTTTTTGGAATTTAAGAAAGGGATTACTGAAGGCTACCCTGAATTATTTGGAGAGGGAGGAAATGAATCTGACTTCTCAGCAAAGGCAAATTTTGCAAAAAAGTGGAATTTCTATGGGAGTATTTACCAACTGGCTCAAGGGGATGTCAGAAGATTTGATTCCATCACAAGACTGGGATTACATAAGTGCCTAACCTTCCTAGCTTACGAACAAGAGAAAAACGAATTACAAAGGAAAATGTTAAAGATAAAAAAATGAGCCATTTAGATTTATTAGAAAGTTTATACAACAGATCAATCCTAAAAGATGATGAAACAATAGTTTTAGCTGAGGGGTTTGACAGAGCATTATTAGGAATCTCTACACAAGAACCTAAAAAAGCAATTTATGATTATTGGATATGTATAGACATCTTATTGAAAAGCGGAACTCCTGACATGTCTTTAGAAATAGATCAAGCCATAAAATGCTTGGATGAATACATAGAAGAAATGCAAGAGATACAAGACTTTGCACCAATATTTATAAAGAAATTATGAAAGAGTTTTACAATGTAACACAGAAAATAAAAACTGCACTAGAGGCAGAGCCATTCATAAATACAGTAACCTTTGGGGATATATTTGAAATAGACTTAGACAAACAAACTATTTATCCTCTAGCACACATGATAGTCAACAATGCATCTATTGCTGAGGAAACAATAACTCTTAACATGTCAGTTATCTTAATGGATATAGTAGATGCTTCTAAAAGCGAAACAACAGACAAATTTATAGGCAACAATAACGAGCAAGATGTACTTAATACACAATTAGCCGTAGCATCAAGGCTAGTCAATTTGTTAAAGAGAGGTAGTCTATATACAGATTTATTTCAGGTAGTTGCAGACGTAAGCTGTGAACCTTTTACAGACAGATTTGAAAATGCAGTAGCAGGATGGACTTTGTCAATGGACATTATAGTTGCTAATGATATGACTGTCTGCTAATGGATTTACAACGTACAAAAGAGGAATTAAACAAGTTTGGTAAATATGTAGTTCAACAGGCAAGAACAAACCTAACTAAGAAAGGACATAAATCTAGCGGTCAATTATACAGGTCTATAACATTTTTTGAAGATGATTATGCAAAGGGTTCTAAAATAGCTTTTGGTATGGAGCCTTATGGATGGTATTTAGACAAAGGGGTAAAAGGCTCTAAATCGTATTACGCTGATCAAGGTACTGCAGCAAGTAGATTTAGTTTTAAATCAAGTTCTAAAATACCTCCAATTGACAGTATTGCAGAATGGGCTAAAACAAAAAGAATAAGATTAAGAGATGATAAAGGTAAATTTCAAAAGGGTAATTATAAATCAATAGGTTTTATAATAGCTAGAAGTATCAAAGAAAAGGGGATAGCGGCAACTCTGTTTTTTACCAAACCATTTAATAGAGCCTTTGATAGATTACCCCCTGATTTATCAGAAGCATTGTTAAAAGATTTATTTGAAATATAATGTGTATTTGTACAGGAATAATTGAAGTGTCCTTAGCTGTATCGGCAGGGGTAATAATATATAAAAAGAAGAGAGATGGCAAAGATAAATGTAAGAAGCCCATATTTTGTAAACGTAGCAGCAACTAACTTAACTTCAGCAAAGCTTGAGCTATATGTTTATACAGGAACAGTCAGCGGTAGTTGGACTGGATCAATAACCTATACGCTAACCTCTACAGCAGTAGGTGCTGCAGTAACTTTTGAAATAAGCGAACTAATAAGAGATTATCTAACAACAGGTTTTGACGGAGAGTATAACACCAACGTATTATATTCTACAATTAACGTAGATTATAGAATTACTAAAAGCGTTTCAGGATCAGCACAGTCTCCTGACACTGCTGTATTAGGACTCAGAGCATTTGACGGCTATGGGTATTTTGAAGACGGAGCAAATCCTCAACTATTACAAGGGTTGTTAATAAGCAATACAATTATATTAAAACCTGACGACTCTCCATTAAGGATTCCAGTAGATGCAAACAATACTACCTCTGTTGCTTTCTTTTCTGGAGGCGTAGAAATATACACAGATTCAGTAGCAAATGTAACAGACTCAGATAACTGGATTGAGTATATAACTAATATTACACAAGACGGAGCAGATGGATATAAAGACAGAGTTTTAGAAAACGGAGGCACATTTGAAGACAATTTATGTGTAGAAAATTTCTTAAGAGAAACCAACTTATATCCAGTAGATACAGTTTATGTAAATGCCACTGAAGGTGTAACAAAATTAGAAGTTAGAAACATTGAAGAGTGTATAAGAACACCCTACAAAATAGTATTTGTAAACAAATACGGAGCATTGCAGGACTTGTGGTTCTTTAAGAAATCTACATTGGCTCTTAACACACAGCAAGAGAAGTTTAAAAGAAACATAGTCAGTAGTGGATCATATAACACATATAGTCATCAAGACGATGTGCTGTATAAAAACGGTAGACAAAGCTTACAGCTAAACACAGGCTTTTATCCAGAAGAATACAATGATGTTTTTAAAGAGCTTATGCTAAGTGAAATGGTGTGGATAGAATACGGAGCTAACAACAATCTGCCTGTAACAATTCTTTCTAGTGCTTTTAACTATAAGACTAGCATAAATGATAGGTTAATAAACTACACAATAGATATAGAATTTGCTTTCCAAGCAATAAACAATATTAGATAATGCAGGTAATAGAGCTATACATAAACAGTGTAAGGGTAGATATGTTTAAAGATGAATCAGTAGCTATTACTGACACTATAAAAAACATTAAAGACATCTCTAAAGTCTTTACTACATTCTCACAGCAATTCTCTTTACCTGCTTCTAAAACAAACAATAAGTTATTTAAGCATTACTACAACTTTGACATAGACGATGGGTTTGATGCCAGAATTAGAGTAGATGCATTAATTAAATTAAATGGGGTTGACTTTAAGTCAGGCAAAGTAAAGCTTAACTCAGTAACACTAAAAGACAATAAAGCTTTTGATTATAAAATAGTTTTCTATGGAAAAACTGTTGATTTGAAAAGCATATTGGGTGAGGACAAATTATCTGACCTGCAATATGTAGAGGTAAAAAAATCAGGAACTTCCACACTAACTTCTGCTAATAAATTAGTACAGTATGGATCAAATTTTACATCAACTGTTTCTGTAGGGGATTGTGCCTATAATGTAACGCAAGGAAAATATGCAACTGTAATATCGGTAGATAACGACACTACGCTTACATTAAATGCTGACATATTTACAGCAGGTGATGCATATAAAATTTTACTATCTCCTAAATACGATGAAGATGCAATAAAAGGCAAAATAGATTTACAACCTGCAACAGCTAGAAACAGTGTAATCACACCGCTTATATCACACACAAGAAGATTGTATTATAATTCAGCACAAGATATAGCCAATACCGATTCAATATGTAATCTTCATTTTGGTGGCTCTACAAACAAAGGCTTAGAATATACAGACTTAAAGTTTGCTTTACGAGTAGATGAAATAATTAAAGCTATAGAAAACACATATACAGTAGCAAACGGACATTCAACAACTATAGACTTTTCAACAGACTTTTTTAATTCATCCAATCTAGATTATTACAATCTTTATATGTGGCTACACAGAAAGTCAGGCCCTGTTGAAACAAGTACCTCAGCTAGTACATTTACATTTAACATAAATACATTTACTGGAGGAGCAACCAGTAGTGGCCCTGATCCTTATGAAACTGGATTTATTGGCTCAGGTGCTAATGTTTTTATAAACCCTAAGACCTTAACAGCTTTTGAAATTGAAGCTGATCCTGCAGGAAGTAATAGTGCTGTATTTACAATTACAGTAATAAGAAACGGAGTAGAAATATATACAGAAACCTCTTCTTCAGCAACAACAACTGTAACCATTACACCTTCAGATTTAGGCTTGACTACTGCACAATGTGTAGGTACTTATCAAATTAAAATAAGCTCAGATGCTGCAGTATCAATGACTCATGTAAAGTTCACATGCTCAGGTACTTACGATAGTGAAGACCAATACAATAACATAACTACAGAAACTTTTACGAATGCTGTAGCAACAAGTGGATCATTTGTTTCACCTGATGCGGCATTGTTTGACATAGCAGACCAAATGCCAGAAATGAAAGTTATAGACTTTATTAACGGTTTGTTTAAAATGTTCAACCTAATAGCTTTTCTTAATGATGATGAAAAAATAGAAGTTAGAACCTTAAACAACGCTAGTAGTGAATCATATTACAACCTATCAACCATCAATACTTATGACATTACGGAATATGTCGACACTACTGAATCTACTGTTGATGTAGCTTTGCCATACAAAGAAATTATATTTGAGTATGAAGACCTTAAAAGCTTTTTAGCTATAAAACACAATCAGCTATTTAATCAAGCATGGGGGTCAGAAGAGTGGAGTAATTCAAATCAAATAGACGGAGAACCTTATAAAGTAAAAGTTCCTTTTTCACACTTTAAGTATGAAAGGTTAATTGATGTAAACGGAGGTAATTACACTGACATTCAGTACGGTTGGAGTGTCAATGAAAATCAACAAGCTTATAAAGGAAAGCCTTTGTTGTTTTATCCATTACGTCAAGTATCTTCTACACAGTTATCCTATAAACCTGCAACAGGAAATGATGTGGCACTTACTTCTTATAACATACCAAGTAATAGTAGGTTTACAAATGATACAAGTGGAGAGCAAAACATAAACTTTGGTGCAATGAATAATGAATATGATGTGCCTGTCAAAGCATTTACAGGAACTCTAATTGCAAATTATTACTACAACTACATAAGCAATGTGTTTGATCCTAAGAGTAGAATTATCAAACTAACAGCATTTCTGCCACTTAAAATTTTACTTAACTATAGTTTAAATGACATTATAATAGTTGCAGGAAAACAGTTTAGAATAAACAGCATTAGAACAAATTTACTAACTAACAAAACAGACTTAGAATTAATTACTAAAGCATGATAGCAGACATATTAGAAATATTACAATTAGATGAATTTTATAACGAAGATGAAACTATAGATATAGCTAAAGGCAAACATAAAATACCAGAATCAATAAAAGAAGGAGTACAACAACTAAATAGATTATAATGGCTACACAATATGAAATTGAGTTATTAGCTAAAACGGATGCTGCGGTTAGACAGGTAGCTAATCTGCAAAAAGAAGTAGAAAGACTTAATGAAGAGGTAAAGAAAGGAAATGAAAATACTAAAGAGGGTTTAAAACAGGTCGAAACTGCCTCTAAGTCTACAGCAGGAAGTGTAAGAAAAATTGGAGTTGCAATTAAGGCAGCAGGAATTGGTTTGTTAGTCGCTGCTTTTGCACAGTTTAAAGAAATATTACAACAAAATCAAACAGTAGCGGACACCTTTGCAATAACCTTTGAAACCCTTTCTATTGCCTTTAACGATTTCTTTAGATTTATAGAAGAAAATGTAGGCACAGTTACAGGTTTCTTTAAATCTATATTTGAAGACCCAAAACAATCTTTAATAGATTTTGCTAATGCGTTTAAAAGAAACATACAAGAAAGGTTTGAATCATATTTAGATACATTAGGATTTTTAGCAAGTGCAGTTAAAAAAGTATTTAGTGGAGACTTTGCAGGAGCTTTAGAAGATGTTAAAAATGCAGGTAAAGAATCTTTAGATGTGCTTACAGGAGTAGATGGTACTTTTGAGAAATCTGTTGAAACTGTCGGTAAGGTAACAAAAGCAGTTACAGAATATACGAAGTCTACAATCAAGTCTGCAAAAGAAAATGTAGAGCTAGAAAAAACTGCAAGAAGAGCAGGTGTAGAGCTACAGGGATTGATTGAAAAATTTGATAAAAGAGCTGAGGTTCAAAGACAGATTAGAGATGATGAAAGCAAGAGCATAAAAGATAGAATTGAAGCAAATCAAAAATTATCTAAAATACTAGATGAACAACAAGTAGCTATGCGAAAAGCAGCACAAGATGCGGTAGATGCTGCACAGGCACAGCTAGATAAAAACGAAAAAAATATAGACTTGCAAATTGCTCTTAAACAAGCACAAAATGATTTAGCAGGAGTAGAGGCACAAATAACAGGTTTTAGATCAGAACAATTAACTAACACCAACTCATTACTTAGAGAGCAGGTAGACATACAAAATGAATTAGCTCTTATAGGTTCTTCTAATTTACAACTACAAATCACTGAAGCTAATCAAGCTTATGAAGCAAAAAAACTACTTATTGAAAGAGAGGTTGAAGATGAGCAGGAAAGGGCGAAGAAGCTTTCTGACATAGAATTGGAAAGAGATAGGATAGTACAAAATGCTAAATTAGACATGGCAAAAAACACTTTAGGTAACATAGCAAAAGCCTTAGGTGAAAACTCTAAAGCAGGTAAAGCCTTTGCTGCCGCACAAGCCCTTATAAACACTTATCAAGGTATTTCAGCAGAACTTGCAACTAAGACTGCTACTCCATTTGAATTTGCTATTAAACTTGCTAATATAGCTTCGACTGCTGCAATCGGTTTTAAGTCTGTAAAAGACATATTAAAAACAAATCCAAAAACAGCAGGATCACAAGGCGGTAGTGTTCCTAGAGGCACAGGAGCTACACCACAAGCACCTGCATTTAATGTAGTTGGAAGCTCTGGAATAGATCAAATAGCAACAGCATTAAATGAACAAGGACAACAGCCAGTACAAGCGTATGTAGTAGCCAATGATGTTACCTCAGCACAAAGCTTAGACAGAAACATACTTACTGGTGCTTCTTTAGGTGGATAATTGGAAACAAAATAAAATTTTATTGTATATATAATATGGATATTATCGAATTACTTTTAGATGAAGAAAATGAATACTCAGGAATAGATGCTATATCTGTAGTAGAAAACCCTGCAATAGAGTCTGACTTCATAGCCTTAAAATCACAGGAAATAAAATTTGCCGAAGTTAATAAAGAACAAAAAATATTAATGGGTGCAGCCCTGATCCCTAATAAACCAATTTACAGAAAGTCTGGTGAAAAAGAATACTATGTGTACTTTTCACCTGAGACTGTAAAGAAAGCTTCAGAATTATATTTAATAAAAGGCAATCAGTCTAATGCTACACTTGAGCATAAAGAAAAGGTGCAGGATTTAACCATTGTAGAGTCTTGGATTGTTGAGGATGTAAAGATGGATAAAAGTGCTAGATACAATTTTGAGGGCATACAGAAAGGAACATGGATGGTATCTATGAAAGTCAATAATGCAGAAATCTGGAATGATTTTGTAAAAACAGGAAAAGTTAAAGGATTTAGTATAGAAGGTTATTTCGCTGACAAAGCAGAAAGACCAAAAGAAAGCGTAGAAGAAAATATGGAAGCACAAGACCAATTAGAAAAGATCGTAGAGTTATTAGAGTCAAACAAAGAAGTATTTGCTACTCATAAGGTAGAGCTTAATTTTGTTAATAGAGCTAAAGCAGCTATACAAGATTTAAAAAAAATTGATAAACTAAGAAGAGACTCTGAACAATCAGCCTCTGATGCAATAAAAGTTTTAGAGGGTTTGCAAGGAAAGTTAATGGGAGCAAGAAGAGATTTAGCTTATGTTGTAAATAATCAAAGGCTCTTTGCAGGTGCAGAACAGTTTATAAAAAACGGAAAAAAAATTTTAAAGGAAATGGAAGTTGCTGCAAAAGAATTAGGTGTCGCACCAAATAAAATAAAAGAATATGCCAATTTAGACAACGAGATAGGGTTAGCAGAATTTGATTTAGATCGATTAAAAAAAGTTATTGATTTTGTAAAAAAAGAACAAAAAAGGTTAGACTAAAATGGGTAAAGGCTTTGTAAACATTAGTAGAACATCTCCAAAGAATAGAAGAAGAGGGTGTCTATGTAAAAATAATACATACCATATTGATTGCTGTGATGGAACATTACATGCTCAGGGAATAGGAAAAACCCAAGCCTAAAAGGAAACAAAAAACAAAAAACTTGTATATATAATAAGACATAAAATATTTTAACATGAAAGCATCAGAAATCATATCCTCAATCAAAGAAGTTTTAAAACTTTCTGCTGAGGAAAAAGTAGTAGAACAAGCAAACGAAGAAGTAAAATTAGAAGAGAAAAAATTAGAGAATGGAACTATGCTAATTGCAGACAAATGGGAGGCAGGAGCTGAGGTATTCATTATGGGTGAAGAAGAAGATAAGATTCCTGTTCCTGTTGGAGAGTATGAGCTAGAAGACGGAATGATGCTAGTAGTAGAGGAAGAAGGAGTTATTGGTGCAATAAAAGAAGCATCAGAAGAAGAAGAGGAAGAGGTTGTAGAAGAAGAGGTGGAAGAAGTTGAAGCTGAAACTGAAGCTCCTATGCCTAAGAAAATAGTAAAGTCTGTAAGCGAAGAAACTTTCTTTAATGAAATTCAGAAGTTACAAGAACAGATCAATAAACTAACATTGAAAGAAGATGAAAAAGTTGAAGAAAGCGTGGAAGAGCCTATGGCAGAAGTTGAATTGGCTTCTAATGAAGTTGAAGCAGAGCCTATCTCTCATAATCCAGAAGCTAAAGCAGATTTTCAAGTAAATATGGGCATGGCTAAAATTAAGCCAACCATTCAAAATAGAATATATCAAATATTAAATTCATAAATAATAATAATTAATTAAAAAGAGTAAATTATGGCAACAAGTATTACAACTACTTATGCAGGAGAGTTCAAAGATAAGTACGTCTCAGCTGCATTATTAAGTGGAACAACTCTTGCAAACGGTGGTGTAACTATTATGCCTAATGTTGCATATAAAGAGGTTATCCAAAAAGTAGCATCTGATAGTAACTTTATCAAGAATGCTTCATGTGATTATTCAGATTCAGGAACACTTACTTTATCAGAAAGAGTTCTACAAGTTGAGGAGTTTCAAATCAACAAGACTGAATGTAAGAAAAATTTTAACCAAACTTGGCAAAGCGCACAGATGGGCTACAGTGTCCCAAGTGAAGTTTTACCAAAGAATTTAGCTGACTTTATTGTACAGCACTATGTAGCTAAAATTGCTGCTTCTAGAGAGCATACAATTTGGCAAGGTGCTAACGCTACAGCAGGTGAGTTCGATGGATTTACAGTTCTTTTTGCTGCAGATTCAGACGTAGTAGACGTTACAGGTACTACAGTAACTGCTGCAAACGTAGTGGCTGAATTAGGGAAAGTAGTAGATGCTATTCCAGACACTATCCTTTACCAACCAGATTTAAAAATCTATGTTTCTAATCACATTTATTCTATGTACATGAGAAGCTTAGGCGGATTCGGAGCTTCTGGTCTAGGTGCTGCAGGATATGACAATAAAGGTAATAACCAAGCATTTAATTCATTAATGTTTGATGGTATTGAAATCTTTAGAGCAGCAGGTCTACCAACTAACGATATGGTAGCAGCTCAATCATCTAACTTATTCTATGGATGTGGTGTACAAGGAGATTTATCTGACATCAGATTAATTGACACTGCTGACACTTTAGGTGATCAAAATGTTCGTTTTGTCGCTCGTTGGAAAGATGGCGTACAGTACGGAATTGGAACAGAGATAGTATATTATACATAGTAGTTTAACAAGTTAATAAGGGTGGGTAACCTCACCCTTTTTAATATAAATCAGGAAATATGGCGTGTGAACTTACAACGGGAAGAAAGCTTGGATGCAAGAGCCAATTAGGAGGCTTAAAAGCTGTTTATTTTATTTCTTATGCAGACATCAGTGCTATTGTGCTTGATAGTTCTACAGAAGAGGTTGAATCATTTACAGCAACTTCAAGTTCGATCTTCAAATTTGATCTTAAAGGGAGCAACTCATTAGAAACTGCTATAACAAGTAGTGATGAAAATGGGACTACATTTATGGAAAGCACCCTTAATATCACTTTACAAAAACAAGATGCGGCAACGCTTAAAGAAATTAAATTATTAGCATATAACAGACCTAAAGTTTTCGTAGAAGACAGAAACGGTAATCTGTTTATGTTAGGAAGAGAAAATGGCTGTAGTCTAGCTTCTGGAAGTATTGTTACAGGAGATGCTCTTGGAGATATGAGTGGATATACCCTATCCTTTGTAGCTCAAGAAGCACTAGGTTCATTGAGTGTAGAAAATGGTATTGCAAATACATCATTTGCAGGTGCATTAGCAGCTACTCAAATTGATCCAGCTTAATAAAAAAGAAAAGTTTTTTTTTGTTTGTTTTAGGGAAAGGGGTGGTCAATATAGGCTACCCTTTTTGTTTTTAAAAAAGTGATATGATAACATTACAGGAAAGTGGAAATAGTCAGACTTTTAGCTTTATACCAAGAAGCTATAGTAACTCAAACACTTATACGATAGACATTGTTTCAGAAAGTCAGAACAAGTCTATATATAGTGCGACTACCTCTACGTTCACTTTAGTTGACTACTACTATCAGTATTCAGCAATATTTAGCAACCTAAAACAAGACAATTTCTACATGCTTACTATTAGTCATGGTACGAATGTAGTATTTAAAGACAAAATATTCTGTACAAATCAATCTGTACAGGATTATACAGTAAACAATAACGAATATACAGAGGTAACATCAACAAACGAATTTGTATTCTATGAAAACTAAAACAAAACAAAGCGACATACATATTTTAGCATTATCTAAATATGAAAAACCAGAGATTAAGGAAGAGGCTAATAAAGACTTTGTATCTCTAGGTGAAGACAATAATTATTATCAAGATGTGATAGACAGGTTTGTAGGTTCTACTACAAATCACAGTGCAATAAATGGTATTGTAAACCAAATCTACGGAAAAGGCTTAGGAGCTTTAAATGCTAGTCAAAAGCCAGACGAATATGCACAAATGCTGTCAATATTTAAGCCTAAAGACGTAAGATGTGTAATTCAAGATTTAAAGATACTTGGTGAAGGAGCTTTTCAGCTTACTTATAAGGGAGATAAAGTGGTCAAAGCTACTCACTTTCCAAGACAGACATTAAGAGCCGAGAAATGTAATGATAAGGGTGAAATAGAAGCTTATTTATATCACCACAATTGGGCAGAATATAAAACATCAGACAAACTAACTAGAATCCCTGTTTTTGGTAAAGGAAATAAAAAGAATGAGCTGTTTATTGTAAGAAAATATGTAACAGGATTTCATTATTATAGTCTACCAGACTACTGTGCGGCTTTACCCTATGCATTGCTTGAGGAATTAATTGCAACCTATCAAATTAATGATTGTGAAAATGGCTTTTCAGGTACGTCAATTATAAATTTTGCAAATGGTATTCCAGATAAGGAAAAAAGAGAAAACATTAAGAGCAATGTACTTAATAAACTTACAGGGGCAAACGGAGATAAGGTTATTGTAAGCTTTAACCCAGACAAAGATTCAGCTACAACTGTAGAGCAAATTGCATTAAATGATGCACCACAGCATTATGAGTACTTATCTAGAGAATGTACATCTAAAATAATGTTAGGTCATAGAATTACAAGCCCATTATTATTAGGATTAAGAGACGGAAACGGTGGTCTAGGATCAAATTCAGATGAAATAGAAACTGCATCCCTATTATTTGACAATGTAACAATCAAGCCTTATCAAAATCTAATGATTGAGGCTATGGATGACATACTAGCTGTCAATGACATAGCACTAAAACTATATTTTAAGACCATACAGCCACTTGAATTTATAGATACTACAAATGCTATAACTAAGGAGCAAAAAGAAGAGGAAACAGGCTTAGAACTATCTGACGAAAGACCTGAATTATTAGATGATGAAGCTGATCTGTTGCTAGAGCATTTACAAGGTGAAGAAATAACGGATGAATGGGAGTTGGTAGATGCTAGAGAATATTCAGAAGATAATAGTGATACAGAAACTTGGGCAAATGAATTAATTGAGCCTAAGAAAAGCTTATTACAAAAGCTGTCTGATGCAATACCAAACTTTAAAACAAGAGAAACAAAAACAGCAGATGGATCAGTAAAAGTAAAAAGAACTAAAGGAGACTATTCTGTACTAGACAAAAGCTACTATAAAGTTAGATACAGATATGCACAAAGACATTCTAGTGCAAACACCAGAAAATTCTGCAAAGCAATGATGAGTAGAAATCAAATTTACAGAATAGAAGACATAGATTATGCTTCAAAAAAGGGTGTAAATAAAAAGTTTGGGCATGATGGTAAAAGCTATGATATTTTCCGTTTTAAGGGCGGTAAACACTGTGGTCATTATTGGGAGCAAGTGCTTTTTAGACTAAAGAAAAAAACAAATGGAAAGTATATAGAGAAAACAGACAAAATGAAAGATTATGTAGAGGTTGATAACATTCCGAAATCTTATCAAGGTAGACCAAGAGGATGGAGAGATGCAATTAAAGCACCAAAAGATATGCCTAATGGAGGAGCATATCCAAGTTAATAATTATTATGGCACAAGCGTTATTTATAAATAGAAAGGATTTAGTAAAGTTTACATCTACAAACGGAAATTTAGATGTAGATTCTTTTATACAATACATTTTTATTGCTCAGGAAATTCACCTGCAAAGGTTTCTAGGCTCTGATCTTTATGAGTCATTAGAAGCTAAAATTTCTGGAGGCACTTTAGGTGGTAATTATTTAACACTTGTAAGAGATTACATAAAGCAACCATTATGTCATTGGGCAATGGTAGAGGCTATGCCTTTTTTAGGAGTTAAAATCTCACAAAACGGAATATTTAGACACAATAGCGAGAACAGTACAACTTTAAGTAAAGAAGAAATAGACTTTCTAATAGAAAAAGAAAGAAATACAGCTCAATATTTCTCTAATCGATTAATTGATTTTCTAACAGACAATGCATCTACTATGTTTCCAGAGTATTACACTAATTCTAACGGAGACATAAACCCAGATGATGTAACAGATTTTGGCGGATGGCAAATATAAAAACAAAGAAAAAAAATGAAGAGCTACTGTCTCTTTATTTAAACAAATTATTAAAAAAGGAAGAGAATAAAAACAACAAGCCATTCTATGGCGTATTTGATAAATAATTATGGCAAACACAATAGGATATGGGAGTTCATATAGCCAGTCATGGTGGGGAAATACCTCTACTAATTACTGGGGCTATGACTATGAGATAGAATATTTAACAAGTGATCTTAGACGTAGAGCAGATAATTACGAGAACAACACAATGACTATACAACTATTAGAAAACTTAGAAGATTAAGATATGAGTTTATTAAAGAAAGCATCCATAATAACCACACCTACAGCTTA